ATATGATTTTCAATCTTTTTTTGCCAGTCATATAAGGTTTCTATTATCTTAATGGGTTTGGGACGACCTATACTAATAACTATATTGCTGTCTTTACTACAATAAATATCATTCTGTTCGCGTGTTCCTTTTGCTTTTTCAAAGTGTATCCTTTTATTGTTAAAGACGGAAGAAGGTCTATTTTTAGTTTTAAACTCAAAATAACCTTGTAAATGAGGAGTTCCATGCTCTCCTATTTCTTTCTCTATTATGGCATATTTACAATTTTTAGAACAAATGGAACTAATTGAAGTTAATTCGTCATTTGTATAATTATTTAAGACCATAATCCATCTAATAGAGGGAGAAACTTGAGGAGTTGAGGGGGTTTTAGTATTACCCCCCTCAACGGAACTAACGGAACTATTTTTCGGCATTTTTATAAACATAGTTTAGAAAAAAAAATTCCTAAATAAACGCAGTTTTTTAAAAATTCAAAATTCGTATAATTTTAAAAATTTTTTTATTTTAGGAATATTTAGGAAAAAATAGTAAAAAAAAAAGTTTAGTGCGTTAAAATTGAAAAATTATTTTCTCATACTATATTATATATTTTATTCTTAGTTGAATGGGATATTCACGCTTTTCTACGAGATTTAGACGAAGGGGATTTAAAAAAGTCGCCGTGGTTGTAAAACCTAAAAATACAATAATGAAGAATAAAGGTTTAGGAAAAAAATCTGTTGAGAAAATATGTAAAACATTGATATCAAGAAACATTGAAAATAAGAAAACTACTGCCGCTCAAGCAGTAGCACCAGTCTGTCAATTTTCAACAGCAGGGGTTCCTACTTGGTATGTATTGAAAAATTGGAATACTAATGTATGGAAAGTAGGACAAAGTTCGTTAAACGCTGGAAGAGTTGGTAATCATATTAAAATGAAAAAGTGGATAATTAAAGGACAAATTATCCCTGATGCCGCAGGAATATCATTTAATGATAGCACTGGATATTTAAAACAATCTTATCAAGGATATTTAACATTGTTTTTTGGAAGACGAACTGATACTGATGAAGTCCCTTCTGCTTTAACAGCACTTTTTGATAGTGGAAATAGCACATTTTCACCTGTGGGGTCATCAACGGAGATGATGCTTCCTATTAATAAGGAACTTTATAAAATTTATTGGAGAAAAACATTTAAATTAGGCGCCGCTTATGGTCCTAACGCATCTACTACACAATCACCAAATAACGATTTTAATCTTACGAGAACTTTTGGATTTGATGTATGTAAATATATAATGAAAAATCGTATATTAAAGTATAATGATGTTAGCGATAGTCCAAGCGATAGAGATTTAACAAGATTAGCAATTTGGGCGATATGGCGTCCAGCAATTGGAAGTTTATCTAATCCTAATCTTTTCACTACAAATTCATTTTATAATATTAATTTAACTTCTTATGGAGAATATGAAGACGCTTAAACTTTACATTGAAATATACTTTTTTTTTATTCTGGTGAATGTTAGAATTTAATTCTTTTTTTTCGCCTCCGCCCTAGGACTTGCCTTGGGCGAAAACAAATAATTTAATTATTACTTTACTGGAAGTAATAATTAAAGAGTAAGAATTGATGTAGAACTTGCTAACAATCATCATCGCTTTCTGGTTCCCCTAAATTAGTGATAATCCATCTATCAGCACTTAATTTTTGCATATTTTCTGGAGGAAAATTAGCAAAAATGATTAAATGGGGAGAATTAAAAATTTTCGTCCCAGTTTCGTATTTTGTATTACAAACCATCCCATTTTTTATACTTTCAAGGGCAGAATAAGAAACGCACCCTTCGTTCGCTCTTGGAATATCAAACATAACGCAATTACATTCATTCATATCTTGGTTGAATACTAAATTCATTATATCACTCATTTTGCCTCCACTACAAAATAAAACCTTATGTTTAACGATACAATATTTTATAAAAGCACTTTTACCAATATTGCCTTTTCTGTCGTAATACCAATAGACAGACCTATCGTCAGGTTCTGTTAAAATATGATTTTCAATCTTTTTTTGCCAGTCATATAAGGTTTCTATTATCTTAATGG